ATGTTAGGAGAACAACTAGGGAGAGTTAGAGTTAGAAATAATGAGCTAGAAGTTTATTCACTAGATAGTAAAGTATGGTATACTCTTAAAACTAAAGAAGAAATAGAATGGCTTATAGAAGTACAGGAGAGAACTTTGAGAGGAATATATAGTATAAAGTGGTATAAAAGATATTTATATTTCGCAACCCAAATCTGGGTTACCAGTAGGAACTTAAAGATACTCTTAAATCCATTACATTAACGCAATATTGCTTAGATGTTATATAGAGATATAATTGAGGTCAACCTATGTGACCTCAATTAACTAAGGAGGTAACGATAATGATAGATAATAAAATAATGGCACAGTTATTATTATTAGATTTAGAAGATTTAAAAGAAGTTAGGAATGCATTAAATAATATTATAAGAAAGAAAAGCGAAAAAACAAAAAAAGTTATTTATACACATAATTGTTATAATAGTAGTAACTATCATTTTAGAAAATATAAGCATTGGTCAAAAAAGATAACAAGTGTAGACGATACAAAGACGAATGGATATGCTTTTACAGGTGATTTTTTAAAAGTAGATAAAGAAAATTTAGTTGAAGTTGGAAGTTATATAGTAGAATGTTGTGACCAATCATTGTATTTATATTTATTAAAAAACGAAGATGAAGTTGAAGAATTAGCAACTGGAAATTATAACGAGTTTATCTCTTTTATAAGAAGTGTCAAAGAAATAACTAAACTCTAAAAAAAATAATGAGACAATTTTTGTCGCTGTTGAAAATTCCCATGTCATGGAATTTCAAAATTAATTAAGATAAAAATATCAAATAAGGGAGAGTTGAAAATGTGGAAAGTAAAAGAAGCAAATGACGTAAAAATTTTTACATTCCGACAATTAAAAGAAATGAATACTATACAAATTGTTTCAGAAAACATTGAAGAAATATTTAATGTTTTTGATAAAATAAAAAAAGAAAAAACTATAAGTGATTATAACTTTTTCATAACTGAGGGAGTATTAAAAGACTATGATAGAGTCAATGCAAAAAATAGTGAAGAATATTTTACTAGCTATACCTATTTTAAAATTAATCAAGATAAAAATAATGTATTTATAGGGTATTATATTTATCGGAATTATTATCATCAATTTACTCATGTTTTTAATATTAATATAAATATAAAAAATTTATTACAAGGAAAGACAACGAAATACACAAATGCAAAAGTAAGCGAAATTTTTTTACAACATCCTGATATACAAGAAGTTATTCTTACACAAATTAATGTGTTTATGGCACAATTTATAGGTTTAACACATTTACTGGAAAATAGAAATACAACTATTAAAAAAAGCATAAAACAAAAAAAGAAAACTTAAATAAAACATCTAATTCAAACACTGTTAAAAAGAAAGTGTTAAAATTAGATCTTAATCCTATAAAATATGAACTCACACTAGATGCAGAATTATGTGATTTAATAAAAAGAAATTATAATCGACATACATTAGGCTGGACTGTTAGAGGTCATTGGAGAACATACAAATCGGGTAAAAAGACATGGATTAAGCCATCAGTTAGAGGAGACAAGGATAAAATTACAGGAAAAATATATGAGGTATAGAATCAAAAAATATATTTTTAGCAACAAGTGTTACAAATAATTATAAGAGAAGGTATTGAGGATGAAAAATTTTAAAAAACTAACATTAAAAGAATATGAAAACAAAATGGAAATTAAATATAATGATCTAATTAAAGATTTCAATGAAAAACTTCTAACTATTGATTCTTTTAATAGAGGACATTTATTATATAAACTTGTAGATTCAGAAGATTGTCCAGAAGAATTAAAATATTATATATTTTATAGATGGTGGGACAGTATAGACTCGTATCATGACTATTTTGAAGCGGATGATATTGACGAATGGCTTGAAACTACTAACATAGATATGTATACAGAAGTAAAAAACAATTTAAACTTAGACAGTGACGGATATGTTAAGGTTTATAGAGGAACACACGAATTTAATGAAGGGTTGAATGGTAAAAGTTGGACTACTGATAAGGAAGTAGCTATAAAATTTGCTAACGGTTGTGGGGTTAGGAGACCAACTAAAAAACCAAAAATCTTAACTGGAAAAGTTGATTGGATTTATGTTTTGGGAATTTTTAATGACAGAAAAGAAAATGAAGTATTATGTAACATGGTCGAACTCAACGGTGTTGAAGAACTAGGTAGTATCTAAGGATAAAGACAATATAAGGGTCGGTCAGAGTTTTTTGGCTAACCCTAATTCCCTTGATATAGGGGTTATATAAGGCGGTGATAGAATGAAAACAATAACAGTTAAAGAGCTAATAGAAGAATTAAAAAAGTGTGATGGAGAAGATGTATTATTCAAATATGATATAGACAGATATGTTGCCATTGAAAAAGTTGAACTGGATGGAGAAGATGTAGTATTGGTTTAGTCAAATATATTTTGACAAGAGGAGGATATATGGGACATTTCGTTGCCACTACATGTCCTCTTTTTGTGAAGGTATATTATTATACTTTCATTATGTAAAACTTACAAACTATAAAATATGTCCACTGGACGTTAAACAAAATGGAGGGAATTAATATGAAACATGGATTTGTTAAAGTATTAAAATTAAGTCAAAAGAATTTGGATTCAGAAAGAAAAGTAATTAATGTAACAACAGAAGAAGAAACTAAACTAAGTAATTACAGTTTCTTAGTTAAAACTTTAGAAACATACAACGATAGAAAATTTAATGAAAATGAATTAATCACAGAATTTATTAAAATCAATCTACCAAAAGACGAAGATCAAGCAAGGGAACAATGGTTTGAAGGTATTGAATACGAAGGAAGTAAATATTTTGGATGGTTTGCTACTACTGGTGGTATGAAGAAAGAAGATAACTCTAAAAAGTTTGGTGGAAAATGCGACACTATATTCATAAGAGAAGATTGTGAAGGATTTGCTAACTTAGTAGAAAACTTAATATCATTAGGTAAATTTGCAGAATTAGATAATTTAAAAGATGATGATAAAAAGAAGAAAATCTGTATTAATAAAGATGTATTAAGTAGATTAAGCCTAGTAACAAGTGATCTAATAACAGAAATAGAAATGCCTAACTTTATAGTGTTACCAACAGATACAATAGATTGGATAAGAGATTATAAGACAGTAGAACCATTTAAATATAAAGCAACAAATGATGATGGAAATGAAGTAGATAAAATTGATTATAAATTAATAGATTACCACTTTGACACTAATAAAAGAGATGAAAAAGGTAATGTAGTAGATGAGATAGAGGCATTCGATGGTGGAGGAATAGCAACACCTAAAGTATTTAAAGCAATAGGAAAATCTCTACATAGAAATGATATTGAATTTGCAATTATTCGTGGATATGGATTAGCTATAAAAGGATTAATAACTAAGTTTGATGTTATTGGATATCTTAGAGCTAATTTCAAAGGTGAAACACCTTATTGTAGAATTAGAAACGGACATTTTCAACTACTTGACATATGGGAAGAATGGCAAACAGTAACAGATAATACGATGATTCTCAATGAATCTATGGTTAAGTTAGCAAAATATTATAAAGCTGAAGATAATGAAAATATGAATACATATAAAGCTAAAATGGACCATCTAAATTGTGACAAATGGGGGAAATATCATGATTTATTAAATAAATTATACATTACAAAAGTAAATAAACCCACTAAGGAAATATCTGATTATAGAAGAATTAATTATCAACTTCTTAATGCATTAGCACTTACACCAAACGATTACAGTAAAATAACTAAACAAGATAAAAAATTATTTACTAAGATATTAAAACCTTATACTTGTAAAAAAGGTGAAAAAGATACTCTGGAATTTGTTATAAACACAGATTATATAAATATATTTTATAAAAATTGTGTAGGTGAAGATTTAAGTGAGGAACAAGAAGACTTCGAGGAAAAATTAGAAGAAGCTTGTAATAATGTAGTTGATAAGATAAATGAATTAATAAATATCAATGAAGAATTTGTTAAATTAGATTATGTAAAAAGAAATTTAAGAAAATTAGTAGAAAAGAAAGTTAGAGAACTAGCTTGTGGTAAAGTTACAGTTAAAGCTAAATTCCAGTATGCAGGAGTATGCCCAATTTCGTATATGAACTTTGCTATGACTAGAAATCAAGGCAATAATGGACTTCAAGAAGGACAATTTTATAGTGGTGATTGTAATGATGGAGATATTAGAACATTAGCAAGAAACCCATTATCAGCTTACTCAGAGGTACAAAATGTAGAATTTGTTAAGAATGAATACCTAGATAAATGGTTATCTGATTGTAAAGAAATAATCTATTATAATCAAAAATCAGATATTCAAAATTTAATGTCATCTATGGATTTTGACGGAGATGGTATAACTCAAATAGATGACGAAATTATAAGAAATGCAGTAGTAACACCTACTGATGGAAAATACTTTATAACTAAATTAGACGGTAAGAAAGAACCTTTAATTTATAATAGAGAAAATAGATTTATCTCAACGTTTAGAGCTAGTGGAAATTTAATAGGTAAAATAGCTTTAAAATCAGCTAATGTTAACTGTGATAGTCAATATGTACCAGATTACTATGATACTACAGAAGATAAATTCATTAATAGGAAAGATATTAAATCTCAACTAGAAAAAGAAAATGAGGACATAACAAAAGATGAAGTTAATGAATATATCGCAGAACAAAAGGAATGTGGTTTATTAGTAAGTGTTTGGGATGTAGAGGATAAATTAAAAGAACATATGAAACAAAAATTTTATGAAAATGAGAAAGAAATATACATATGTTTATACAATGCAATGAGTGCTATTGATGCACCTAAAACACTTAAATTTTTACCTGAAGCCTACATGGAAATTATAGATAGTAAATACGAGAAAAAAGTTAGTTTCTTGCAATATAAAGAAAATAGAGAAGATGTTAGAAGTAGAGATTACGAACATGCAAGTAAATCTTTATTAGACAGATATTCAAAGTATGTACAAAAAGAGCTATTAGACATAATAGAAAACAACATTCAATATAGATCAAAATTCAGAAATCGTTGTGATGTATTACAAAAGCATTTAAACAATGAAGGGTATTGCAAAGAAACTTATGATTTATGTAAAACTGAAATAGAAAAATTATATGTAGATTACAATGCAGAACGAGTGGTAGCTGAAGAGGTAAACAAAAAAGCTAACAGAAAAGATAAACTTTATAAGAGAGATAAATCTGAATATGATAGATGGACTGGAGCAGACGAATACTATTATCAGCTTGGATTAAAATTAAATAAGCAAAAGAAATACGATACTTACAAAGAAATAGATAAAAAATACATTCCTATAGCAAATCAATTAATTAAAACTTTTGATAAAGAGACTATAAGTAAAGTTATAGCTGATATTAAAAAAGAGAATATGACAGAAAACTTTATATTAAGCTTATTCTTCAATTGCTTAAAAGGTAAAGGTACTAGGTATAGATATCAAAAGTGTGAAGATGGTGATATTGAATACCTATATGAAAAGTATAGAAAGATTGAAAAAGAAGGATTTGATAATAGTAAAGTGGTAGATCGTATTATTCAAGAAGACAAAATAAATCTTAATTTAGAACAGAAATTAAGATTTAAAATGAATGATGATAGTATTATCAAAGAGATAACAGAAGGGCTTGAAAATGGAAGTTATGAGTTGAATTTATCAGATGAAAGAATAGAATTATTTGTTGATTTTGCTGATAAGGTAGAGGATAAAGAAACCGTAAAAATATTGAAGTTTGCTTGTAATCAAAATGGTAAATTAGCTATTACTAAGAAAAGTTTTGGAGTAATAGTAAAAGCATAGGACATACGGGCTTACCAGCCCTTTGTCCACTTTTTGTGGAGGTGTGTCAAACATGGCTTACTTTAATTATAAAAATTATAAAACTATAAAATAACTTAATAAGATTATGGAGTTAACTAATTAAGAATAATGGAGGGTATGGTGAATATGAAAGAAAATGTTAAATACATATACAACTTAGATCAAATTAATTTTTATTTAGAGAATGGAATTAAACCTAGAAAAATTGATATTCATAAAGTTACTAAAAAAGCATTTGCTATATTTAGTACAGAAGAAACGGAAGTTGTATATCAAAAATGGTGTAAACAATGTAAAGAATATAATAAAAATTAAATGTAAAATTTAGCTAAAAATTTGAGGGGTGTTTTTTAACCCTTTAAATATTCTATATAACGGTTTTGTAGGGTTTTTTTTAACCCCTCTGTAAGGTATAATAATAGAAACTAATTAATTAATAAGAGAAAATAATATACTCAGGTTACACTAACGTGTTCCCTATGAAATTTTACTTTTTCTCTTTCTCAATATGATTAAAATAATATGATAAAGGATGATATGAATATGTATAATAAATTAAGTAATAAGTTGTTTTACATAAAAGAAAAAAATGAAAATGGTACTATCGAAAATAAAGAAGGTATTATAAAAATAATAGGTGATGATAAAGTGTTATGTATTATGAATTATTTTTATCAACATACAGATAGAAGAAACAGAGTGCAATTTACATTAGTTGATTTGATAACAGAGTGTGGATTTAAACCTAAAACTGGTGAAGGTAAAACAAATGAAAAGTTTTTAACTGTATTAAATAAATTAATAGAATTAAATGCGATAGAATTAAATACAGACATTGATAAAATAAAGCCTAAAGATTTAGTTAAAGGTAGTGTATTAATAGATTTATCAAATTCTTATGTAGAATTACTTGACGAAGAATATGATAATATAATGAATTATACTGATAAGAAAATTGATAATCTAAAATTACTAACATTATATATGGATATTAAGTGTAGAATGTTTAAAAGACCAAAAGGTGAATGTGTTACTAAAGATGGTGGAAAACCAGAATGCTGTTATCCTTCTTATATTCAGATTTGTAAGGACATTAATATTACAGAAGGTAAAATAAAAGAATATCTGGATATATTATGGGATTTAAACTTAATTAGATATAACAGAGATGAAACATTAAAGTATTATTTAAAGAAAGATAAAAACAAAATTCTTAAATATATACCTAATATATATGTATTATATCAAGATGAGTGGGAAAATGAATTAAAAGAAAGTAAGAAATATTATAAACTTAAAAATGATGATAAAGTATTTATTAAAACAGAAGAAGATAATAATGATAGAAGTAGAGCAGGAAAAAAAGGTAATGTAATTAGAGCAATCAAAGAGGATAGAGCAACAGAAGAAGATTTAGAGAAATTAAAAGAAATAAATGAAATTGAAGATACTATAAGTGGTAAAAATGATATAAAATTTAAGAATCAATATTTATTAGAGAAAAATGAAGGTATGACTTTAAGTGATATATATGCAGATAGATACAAAGAAAATTTAGCAGATGATTATTATGATTTAGAGGTTAAGTTAGAATTAATTAATGAGGAAACTAATGAAATGTTGGTTGATTATGACTATTATAAATGGGTTATGGTTAACTATAAAGAAGAAGATCATCAATACTATGTGAATTGCATTAATAAACATAAAAAAGAAAACATAGAGGTTCGTAAACCCTTTAGTGGATTTTATAATAATATAAAGAAAAATAATTCTGATATAGAAAAGGTAAAAAAGCCATTTGGTTTAGATAACAATTTAACACCAGAAGAAATGGCAGATAAAGTATTTTAATATAACTATTATATGGGACATTTCGCCTCCGGCTTCATGTCCTCTTTTTGTGGAGTAATCCAAATTTTATTAAACTAAATGGAGAAGGGTGGAATTATTATTATGAAACAAATTAAGGAAAATTTAATTAAAATTGAAGAGGTATTAAATCAACATGAACAGTATGAAATTGAAAATGGATGTGTGGATTATTCTTTAAAATTAAATAAAGATAATACTATTCAATTTAAAATTTTAGATGATGAGTATGTATTAGATGAAGATAAGATAGTAGAAAACTATAAAATTGAATTATCTGATTTTGATATTAAAAGTATAGTGAAATCTATAATTAATTATTTATATGAGAATGAAATAAATCACAGAAGTACGTTTATTAGAAGTACTAGAGCTTACAACAACAGAAAAATTAAGAGTATGGCATTATGGCTAGGTAGAGGTAATCAAGATAAAGTAGATTTAATCAATAAAGACCTAGTACACAGACATGATACAACTAATAAAATGAAATCAGATTTAGTTGAGTTCAAAGGTTATGTTAGAGATTTATATAATTGTATGTCAAATCTTTGTCCAACATGGAAGATAAACGATATTGTAGACTACTGTAATAGCCGACTATGTAAATTAGGACTAACAATAGATATAAATATAGTAGATAATAAAATAGTTGCAAATGGGCTAGAGATAGCTATAGATAACTATACAAAGAAGGAAAATGTGTATGATTTAATATATAAAAATATAAAAGGTATAGCATAAATTATAATGGTGAAAGGTGGAGTTGATCTTGTAAATGAAACTATTACATTAATTAGGCATTCGTAAAATTACGGGTGTCTTTTTTATTACTTAAAATTGTAGTCACAGAGAGGGATAATAGTATGTTGATATTTACTGAAGAAGAATTAGCATGGATTAAGAAAGATTTTGAGAATGTAATGAAAATCTATAATGGAGATTCTGCTCAAGACATAAGAGATTTAATAGAAGCTATTGATGGAGAATGCTTAGATATTGTAATACTATTCAATAGAAATAACTATCGTCTATTCAATATTGTTAATACCAATGAGTACTTTAATAAAAAGGCAATAGATTACTTGTGGGAAGGTAATATGTGGTATTGGTGTAAAGAAGAATTAACCACAGCAGAAGAAGTTAAGAAGTATATGAATGATGATACATATTGTCAACTTTATGAGAAAATCTTTAATTATTATTATGATGGTGATGAGGATGAATTAGAATACGACGATATATATTGACTAAGGAGGGTTACGATTAATTCGTAGTCCTTTTTGGTCTACCAAATAACAAACTTGTATATTTATAGGGGACTCCACATCCCTTTTATTAGTATATATAGAAGGCATCTATCAATAACTTAGGTGTCTTTTATTATGTATTAATAATCGTGGGGTTTGCTATAAGTATATAAGAGATTATATGCTAATAAAAAATATGTGGAAGGAAGGTGTTGCGTGATGGCAACAGAATTAAAGGTTTTAGGTAAAGAAAAAATATTAGGAGAGGAATTTACTATTTACGGTACAAAAGAAAATCCGTTATTTTTAGCTAAGGATATAGCTGGAAGAATAAAACATAGTAATATAACTGTTATGTTGGGTTCAGTAGATGAAGATGAAAGGGTAAAAATTAGACCTAAACATTCCTTAGGGCTACTAACTAACAACAATGAATATAATTTTTTAACTGAATATGGTATGTATGAATGTTTGATGCAAAGTAGAAAACCAATTGCTAAACAATTCAAGAAAGAGATAAAAACTATTTTAAAATCAATAAGACTTGATGGTGGATATATTTCAGTCGATGCTACAGAGGAACAGGTTGAGAAATTAATAGAAAATTATTCTATGAGATCTATAACTAAGAAAATACATAAATGTGATGTGATGGAGTTAGAAAAATTAGTTAATGAAATTATAGAAACTAATACTTCAAGTGGTAAACGTAATAGAGTTGATAGTAGATTAAAGAAATTAAATGCTACAGAATATAAGCAACATATCAGAAAACATATAAGAAAAGCTATTGAAACTAAACCTTATTCAAAAGATATAAAAATACATAGTGTTGAAATAGCAATAAGAGACAGGATAATAATAGCATTAACAGATGATGTATTAGCAACAACTAATAGAAAGTATGGGCAGTTAGTTTAGAACAGGTCGCTGAAAATCGGTCTGTTCTTTTTTTATACCCACACAAGGGTACGGTAAAATGTAGTATCCTTACTAAACTATTCTAAAGTGAATAGTACACACTTTTTATTATTTTTTTTATTGGGAATTTTAGTGTATCAACATTATTATATTATAAAAAATTAGAATTGTAAAGAAAAATTTAAGGGAGGAATTGGAGATATGAGAAAAGGTGTATATTGTTGGAGAAATAAGAAAACAAATGAGGTTGAATATATTGGATCAACAGGTGATTTAAATAGAAGAGAAAGTTATTATCAAAGTAGCCTAACTGGTGGCTATTGTGGAATTAAGGCATTGCAAAAGGTATATTATACAGATGGAGCTTATTATGAGGTGCTAGAAGAGTTTGAAGATATAGAACCAAAAGAATTAGTGGACTTAGAAAATATGTATATGTATCTATTAGAACCTAAATTGAATCAGAGAAAAGCTGTTGTAAAAAGTAAGGTGAAGGACACTAGTAAGATGAGTAAGGCACAATCAGGGACATCTAACCATGCTTGTCAAACTGATGTATCTACAATAGTTGCCATTAAAACAGATATATTAAGAGGTTTAAGCAATAAGGAAATAGCAGAAAAATATGATAAAACTAGCAGTTATGTAAGTATGATTAGAACTGAGAAAAGATGGGCTAGTATTAAAGTTAAAAATGAAAAAGAGATTGTTACTGTAAATATACAACCTCACATCATTAATGCTGTATCTGCAAATACAACATTGAGTATTTAAAATTTAAATAAATTGTCTAAGGAAAGTATAACGTACATAGAAATAGAAATCAAGAGGATGCTCATATTTGGGTGTCCTTTTTATATTGGAGTTGATTATTATTGTAAATTGTATAGTAGAGCCGTATTCAACGTTTAAACAGAAAATGGCTATAAGAAAGAGGTATCCAAATGTAAAGTTTATGGATTTAAATAATTGTCTAATGAACATAGAGAATACTGGACGAGATGAGAAGTCAGTTTATCAAATGGTTAGAGAGTATAGGAGGAGGTAATACGATGGACTTCCAAAAATTTTTAGAATTACATAGAGAGTCATTATATGGATTGGCTGATGATAATACTTGTAAAAATAACAATGGTATGATAGTAGTCAGTACCAGTGATGAATGGAGGAATAGTAATGGAAACAAATACGTTAAAATTGAGATTTGAAACTATAAAAAATCTTAATGTAGTAATTGATGAATTAAAACATGAACATGGTTGTTTATTGATAAGTAATGAAAGAAATTTAGAAGAAGATTATATAGAAATAAAAGTAGTAGGAAAAATAATAAAAGTTCCTTATTATTGTGAAGTAAAAGGAAATATGGCAGATGATGAATTAGAATATAAAAGTTTATGTGTAGAAGAAATTAAAGAAAAAATTGTTTCTAGTTTTGATGTAAAAAAAACAAATTCCTAAATTAAAAATAAAAACAAAACAACGAGTGTTTTAAAGGTGTTAAATAATATATAAATTTAGGAGGGTGGTATAAGCTATGGAAAATAAAAGATTTATAGATGAAGTAATTGTTAAATTAGAAGAAACTATTGATTGTATGAAAAAGTATAATACTAATTCAGATGAAGACGTTAGTAATAGAAATGAAACAATAGCACATGCATTAGCAAAATTATCTATGTTATTTGATGGAGATTGTAGTCAATTAAGAAAATCAGACAATAAGAAATATAAGAGTATGTCATATATGAATCAAGGTTTTGTTTTAGGGTATGTTAGTATTAGAAATTATGAAGAAGCATTGGAATGTTTTAATAATGCTAAAAAATATACTGATGATGATGAAACGTTAGGAATGCTATTACTTAATATAGACAGAACGAAAAAAAATATAATAATGAAAAAATAATAAAGTAAGATAATCAAGGCACTCAATTAAGAGTGTCTTTTTTATTGCATTAATACTACCTAGTATAAATATAAAAGGGTGATCGTATGAAGATAGGATGTAGTTATTGTGGAAGGATACACGAAGATAACTATATATGTAAAGATAAGGAACAAGAACTAAAGAGGAAAAGAAATAGTTATAAAGTTAAAGATGTATATAAGTTCTATAAAACAAAGGACTGGAAGAGTAAGAGAGAAGATATCATGGAACGTGATATGTGTATGTGTCAATTATGTATAAGAGATAGATATATGAAGGATGGTATGAGAAGATTTGAATACGATGATATAAGTGTACATCATATCTTAAAGTTAAATGAGAATTATGATAAGAGGTTAGATGAAGATAACTTAATTAGTTTATGTAAGTATCATCACAGCATGGTGGAAGATGATAGGAAATATATAGATGAATTAATTGAGATAGCAAAGGAACAGAATGAAATGTATGAGAAGAGATTTATATAGGTTAATTTAGTATTTATATCCCCCCCCTAGGTGGCTATATGAGTGTGAGAGAGAGGTCTAGGGATAGACGAGGGGGTTTTATTTACACAAAATTCCCTTATGAAAAGTTCATAAATAATTAGAAAGGATGGTGAGTATATGGCGAAAGCATCTAAGCCTGTTGAAATGACAAGTAAACATTTAACAAAACAAGAAATTGCAGAACGTAAAAAAGAAGAAGAAAAATTGAAAGGTAATGATGATAAGGTATATAAGCCACCAAGTCACCTTTCTAAAGAAGAAAAAAAACTATATAAGTTTCTTGTTAAGGAACTGAGAGAAAGTTCCATCTTATGTAATTTAGATATTACAATTTTAGAAACAACTGTAGACGCTATTGTAAATATGCAAAAATGTAAACAAAAAATTAATGAATTAGGAATAGTTGTTAAGAAAGGTAATGGTGATATAGTTAAAAATCCTGCTTGTACTGCTTATAAAGATTACAATTCTATATTTAATAAGTGTCTACAAGAGTTGGGATTATCACCTTCAGCTCGAGCGAGGTTATCACAACTAAATGTACAAACTGAAAAAAATAAAAATGATGAAATATTAAAAATAAGAAAAAGAAGGGAAGAACGCGGTGATTAGATATGGTAAAAGATAGTAAAGCATATAAATATTGTGTTGAATGTATTGATAAAGATAATGTTTATGTTGGTAAATACATAAAATTACAAGCACAAAAATGGAAAGATATTGTTGATGGAAATGATAAATATGCATATATAGACGAAGCTATGTATGAAGATATTTGTGATTTACTAGATATGATGGTGCATCCTGATTTAAGAGTAAGTTTATATGATGGACTCGAAGATTATGCTTGGTTAATGATAGTTGCTATATTCTGTACATTGAATAGAGAAGATGATAGTAGATACTATGAGACAGATTTATTAGAAATAAGCAGAAAGAATTTTAAGACATTTAATAGTGCTGTTATATTTATAATAGGAATGTTATTAGAACCTCAATTTTCGAGGTTTTTTTCAGTTGCACCAGATTTTAAATTATCTAACGAATTAAGATTAGCAGTAAGAAAAATAATAAAATCTAGTCCAGAATTAGAGGATAAATTTAAAATAAATAGAGATAAAATTGAATGTTTAATGACGGATATAGAGTACGTTCCATTAGCATATTCAAATGATCGAATGGATGGTAAGCTTGCAACAATATTTCTTGCAGATGAAGCAGGTGCGATGGATGATTATCCCGTTGAGGCGATGCGTTCTAGTCAGATAACATTAAGAGATAAGCTTGGAATTATAATAAGTACACAGTATCCCAATGACCATAACGTTATGTTGACTGAAATTGATTACGCTAAAAGAGTATTAGATGGATTGATTGATGATAGAAGATATTTTGTACTACTATATGAGCCAGATGAAGATTTAAGAGAAGGATGGGAGACTAACGATTTAGTAATATATCAATCCAATCCCGTCGCTGTAAACAATAAAAGGATATTTGATGCAATAAAAAAGAAAAGAGCAACAGCAATTTTATATGATAGTAAGAAAGAAAATTATTTGTGTAAACACAATAACATTATGTACAAAGGGTTAGGAGCAGAGAGCTATATAAGTGTAGAAGATGTTAAAAAATGTAAGGTTGATAAAATAACTTGGGCTAGAAGAGATGTATATATCGGATTAGATTTATCAATGACTTCTGATAATACAAGCTATTCTATGGTAGCATATGATGAGCCAACTGATACTATATTAGCTGATTCGTTTGCATTCATACCCGAAGATTCAATTGATTTAAAAACAAAAATTGAGAGATTAGATTACAATAAAATGATTAAAGAAGGTAAATGTTTTGGTTGTGGAGGAAGAACAATTGACTATGGGTTTATCGAGGAAATGATACTAAGCATTGAAGCCGAACATGGAGTCAATATAGTAAGTGTAGGATATGATGTTTATAACTGTATTTCTACTGCACAGAAACTTGAAAAAGGTGGACTTGATACAGTCAAGATAAAGCAACATAGTAGCTTATTACATGCACCAACCAAATTATTAGAAGAGTATATACTAAATGGAAAATTCCAATACGAACATAATAGATTACTTGAAATTAACTTTCAAAATGCAAGGTGTGTATATGACACTAATAAAAATAGATATGTAAATAAGAAAAAAAGTAATGGTAAAGTGGATATGGTTGTAAGTTTAATAAATGCATTATATTTATTACAACAAAATGAAATACTTGCTGAGGAATCTTGGGGTTGTCAAACTATCTAATATTATAATTATCGGGAAGGAGGTGAATATATGAGATGGTGGAACAAGAAGAAAGAGCCTGAAAAGGTTGTAGTAGTTGAGGAAAGAAGTATGAGCTTACAAGAAATTTTAGATGAAATGTATAAAAATAAGGACACAATTACTTTAGAAGAAGCTAAACAAATACCAATTGTTGCAACTGGTTTGAATTTAATTAAAAATACGATTGGCAGTCTTAAGGTAGATTTATACAAAGAATCTAATGGAAAAACAACTATTTTTAATAATGATTATAGAGTAAAACTGTTAAATGTAGATTGTAAAGATACTTTAGATGCATTAGATATGCGTTGTTCGATGATTGATGATTATCTATTAAATGGTAATGGTTATGCTTACATAAATAAAAAAAGAAATATAATACAAAGTATAAACTATGTAGATTCTATAAATGTATCTATACAAAATAATTTTGATCCTATTTTTAAAAGTTTTGATGTAATTGTAAATGGAGAAACTTTTAGAGATTTTGAGTTTCTGAAACTATTACAAAACACCAAAAATGGTGGACAAGGTAAAGGATTAATGAGTAACCAGAAAATGTTATCTATTGCTTATAATCAGATGTTATATGAGAATATGTTAGTAAAAAAGGGTGGTAATAAAAGTGGATTCCTACAAAGTGAAAGTAAATTAACCCCTGAAGCTTTAGCTGAGTTAAAAGAAAATATTCCCAAAATGCAAAATAACGAAAGTGATACTGGAATAGTTGTCTTAAATAAAGGTACTACTTTTAAGGAATCGTCTATGTCTTCTGTGGAAATGCAACTAAACGAATTGAAACAAAGAAGTGAAGAACAAATAGCTAAAATATTAAATATTCCTTTGACTGTTTTAAAAGGCAATGGAACAACAGATGACTATAAAAATTTTATAAAAATATGCATCAAACCTATTTTAACAAAATTAGAACTAATATATAAAAGAGGTTTATTGTTGGAAAAAGAAATAGACGAAGGATTTTATTTTAAATTTAATACTGATGATTTAACTAAGGCTGACTTAAAGGATAGAGTTGAAGCATATAAATCAGCAGTAGAAGGTGGTTTATTGACGATAAACGAAGCAAGAAACAAAATGGATGAAGAAAGATTAGAAGGTATGGATATTATGTCTAAGTCTCTAGGAGATGTAATTTTCGATATTAAAACTCAAACTTGGTACACACCAAATATGGATTCCACGACAGATTTATCTAAAAATAAAACACAGAAAGAAGGTGAGAAAACAGATGAAGTTGGAGATAAGAAATGATAGTGTTGTTGTAGAAGGATATGTGAATGCGTTATGTAGAGATAGTAAAATATTAATAGATAAAACAGGTAAGAAATTTGTTGAACAAGTTCTACCCAAAACTTTTGAGAGGGCATTAGAACGTAATCCTGTTGATATTCTATTAAATCATGACAAAAATATAAAACTTGGAGATACAACTACAAATTTAAAATTAAAAGAAGATAATATTGGATTATACGCTAGAGCTGAAATAATGGATAGTGATGTTATAACAAGAGCAAGAAATGGAGAACTAAAAGGCTGGTCATTTGGTTTTTGTAAGAAAAAAGACAGAAGAGAACCAACAAATATGGAAGGTATAGAACGTAGATTCTTGGAAGATATAACACTAAAAGAAGTTTCTATAATAGCTGGAAATCAAGCACCTTGCTACTCAGGAACATCTATAGAAACAAGGTCTGAAAATGATGAAATACTTGAATTAAGATCTTTTGATGGTGAGGTAGAAGTTATTGATAATACAATTACTGAAGAAAAAATAGAAGAAAAACAAGAAGATAGAAGTTTTATGATTGAATTAGAAAAACAAAAAATAGAAATATTGAAATTAAAATGTAGATGCTAACGGTGAAATGATATATCTGTTGAGTGTCTTTTTTTTTATGTCTTTTTATAAGTTTGATTTAGACTTTAAAGAAATAAAACTACTATAAAATTAAAAGGATGGTAGCAAACATGAAGGGTTTAATAGAAAAAAGAAATGAATTAATAGAAGAAGTAGAAAACATGGTAAATGTAGCAGAAACGGAAGTAAGAAGTTTTACAGAGGATGAAATAACACAATTAGAAAGCAAAAAAGCAGAAATATCAAATTTAAATAAAACTATAGAAATGAAAGATGAGGTAAGAGGTATGGAGAAAACAGAAGTCAAAAAAGTCGATGAAGTTATTGAAGAAACTAGAAGTCAAGAGGAAATAGATAATGAGGAGTTAAGAAGTGTATTTGAACAAAGAACAGCTATGAATACTAAAGTATCTAAAGAGGGTGGAGTAGTAATAAACGAAGTGTTATCTTCTGAAATAATAAAAGAAATAAAGGATAGAAGTAATGTATATTCGTTCTTTGATGGAACAAATATTAAAGGAAGTCTAAAAATCCCTAAGAAAACTGGAAAAGGAAAAGCAAATTGGGTAGCAGAAGGAACAACTCCAGATTCTAATTCTACAGCTACTATACCTTCTTTAGAAGTTTTAGCTTTAGGACAAAATAGATTATATACAGAATCTGCAATAACACAATCTATGATAAATGTTCAGGAGTTGGATTTAAAATCATTTGTTTTAAATGATATAGCTGAAAATATGGGAGATGAAATAGAAAACTCAATATTTAATGGTACAGGATCAGACCAACCAACTGGACTAATTTCTGGAATTAAAACATCTAATAAAATTACTTTAGCTACTAGAGGTGAAGTTGATATAAATGACTTTAAGAAGGCAAAGGGAAAGTTAAAGAAAGAAGCCCTAAAAGGTGCTAAATGGTTTATGCACGCAGATAGTTTATTATTGGTAGATTTATTAAAAGATGCTGATGGTAGACCATTATTACAACCAGATGTAACACAAAAAAGTGACTATACTATTTTAGGATTACCAGTAGAATTAACAGATGCAATGGCTACTCCAACTACAACAGGAGCAAAATGTTTAGTAGTTTTAGCATCTCCAAATGCTTATCACACAAATACACAAAAGACTATATCTATAAATATTTACGATGACTCTTCATATAAAAGAGCTGGACTGATAGGGTATGAATCTGATGTCTATATGGATGGTAAAGTTAAGGATGACCAAAGATTAGCAGGTATATTTAATAAATCTGCTTAATAGGTGGGGTATATCCCCATCTTTTCTTATAAAGGATGTGATAATACTTGAAGGTAAGTGAAGTAACATTAGATATTATAAAAAACTATGGGAAAATAGAAGATGAATTTGAAGATGGAAATTTAAATTTAATAATGCCAGCTTCAAAGGCTTATATTATAGGTCGTACAGGACTAACAATAGAACAAATAGATTTATATGAAGATATTACAATAGCTTATTGTGTATTGTGTTTAGATATGCTAAAAAATAGAGAATATACAGTGAAAAATAGCAAAGTAAACAAAATAGTAAACAATATATTAGATATGCATTGTAGGAATTTATTGTAGAGGGTGATATAGATGGAAGTGAATATCGGTGAATTAGATAAAAGGATAGCACTTGTAGGTGAATCTACTGTAACAACAATTAATGAAAATGGATTTCCAGTTCCCACACAAGAACCAAAAAAAATTACAGTTTGGAGTAAAGTTAGCAATAAGTCTGGAAGTGAAATATTTAAAGCAAATGCTAATTATTCTAAATTAATAACTAGATTTCTAATTAGATATAGAAAAGATATTAACAATAGAATGAAAATTAAATTTGATAATAAAACTTATAATATTATCTATGTTAATAACTATAATTATTCTAATCAATTCTTAGAAATTATTGGGGAAGTGATAGAGTAATGGATAATGGATTTGAATTGAATGGTATGGAAGACATACTAAGTAAACTAGAACAGATGGGTAAGAATGTAGATAATATAAAAGAAAAGGCTTTAAAAAAAGCTGGTGAAGTGTTTGCTGAGGAAATAAGAAATAATGTACCTGTGGATACTGGAAATTTAAAGGACAATATAGGAGTTGGAGAACTAGAAGAGGGTAGTGTAAAAGTAGGAGCTACTAAAGATGCTTTTTATCTTAAATTCTTAGAACTTGGAACTAAAAATATAACTCCTAATCCTGTAATGACAAGGGCTTATGAGACGAAGAAAAATGAAGCTAAGAAGGTTATAGAACAAGAATTAAAGAGGGAGTTGGGACTATGAATAAACTAATTATAGATACTTTAAAACCTCTTAATGTTCCTGTTTCTCTTTTGAAATACAGTGGTAAATCTAATACTTATATAACATTCCAAGAATACGCACAAATAGGTGATAGTTTTAGTGAGGACATAGAAGAAATAACAGGACACTACATACAACTAAATGTATTTAGTAAAATTGATTATAGTAGTTTAGTTGAACAAGTTAAAGAATTACTTGGGAATGTGGGCTTTAAAAGAAAAAATGAATTTGATTTATTTGAATCTGATACAGGTTATTTTAATCATGTTATTAGATTTTTTTATGCAGAAAATCAAGAAAAAATATAAAAATATGAAAGGTATGGGTGATACAATGGCACGACAAATAGGTTTAAAAGATATACATATAGCTATTTTAAAAAAAGATGACAGTACAGGGATTGAATATGAAACTCCAATCAAATTAGAAAGAGCAATAGATGCTAAACTTTCTCCAAAAATAAGTTCTGAAAAATTATATTCTGATGATAATTTAGAAGAAATAGTACAGATTTTTGATTCTATAGATGTAGAGATTGGATTAAATCAATTAAGCTTAGAATCTAGGGCTTTATTACAGGGGTCTAAATTAGTAAAAGGTACTTTATTAGAAACTAAAAGTGATATAGTTCCAACTTTAGCTTTAGGATTTAAGTCAAAAAAAGGTAATGGGAGATATAGATATGTATGGTTATACAAAGGGAAATTTGAAATGACAAGTGATGAATATGAAACTGAAACAGACAAGGTAAAAACATCTACTGCTAGTCTAAAAGGTTCATTCTATGCACGTGATAACGATGGAGCTTATAGATTTTTCTTAGATGAAGATGCTAAGGATGTAGATACAGCTACTAAGTATGTATGGTTTGATTCAGTGCAAGAACAACCTTCAGCTTAGTTAGACTAAGGCACTCTTAATAGGGTGTCTTTCTTATTTAATTTTAAAAATATAAAAGGATGGGATAAATATGGTAAGTGGAAAAAATATAAGAAATAAAAATATAGATGGAGTAAAAATTGTTTTAGACAAAGAAAGATATTTAAAGTTTGACTTAAATGCTTTTGTAGAGCTAGAAGATAAATTTGGAGATATAGATAAAGCTTTCGAACAGTTACAAAAAGGTAGCATTAAATCAATACGTTCTTTATTGTGGGCTGGACTTATTCATGAAGAGGAGGAGTTAACAGAAAAAGAAGCGGGGAGAATAGTTGGATTTAATGATATAGAAAAAGTATCAGAAGCTATTATGACAGCTGTGACTGATGCTATGCCAGAAGTTACTGGAAATGAGGAAATAGAAGAAAAAAACTAGATGACCAAGACAGTCCAAAAACTTTGGATTGGGCTTGGCTTTTTTATTTAGGAACAAATATATTAGGCATGACAGAGGCTGAATTTTGGAAATGTACTATGCGTAAATTAGATTCTTTATATAAAATTTATTTCGTTATAAATGGAGATACAGAAGCTAAAGAAAAGGTTGAAAAAGGAAATATTGAAGATGTTCTATTCTAGCAAGAGAGGAGGGGTACTATGGCTGAAGTAGGTAATTTGAATATTAAAGTGGGCTTGGATTCTGTAAATTTCAATCGAGGAATTAAAGGAATAAATCAACAACTTAAATTAGCTCAATCTGAATTTAAGAATGCTACGAGTAAGATAAGTGGATTTGGAAATAACTTAGATAAATTAAAAGCTAAAAGCAATTATCTTAATAAATCTGTAGAATTGCAAAGAGAAAAAGTTAAGCAACTCAAACAGGCTTATCAAGACAGTATAAAAGAAACAGGTGAATTTAGTGTTAAGTCCCAAAACCTAGCCAATCAACTTATGAATGCTGACACTAGGTTGAATAGATTGAGAGCTGATTTAGACCGTACTAATAATAGCATATCTCAGCAAACTAACAAATGGACACGGCTAAGTAATAAAATGAAAACAGTAGGAACTACTATGCAAAATACAGGAAAGAAAATGCAGAATATTGGCAGCAGTCTTATGATGAAAGTAACTGCACCACTTGCAGGTATTGGAATTGCTAGTGTTAAAGTTGCTAGTGATTTTGAAGCAAGTATGAGTGAGGTACAGGCAATAAGTGGAGCAACAGGTGACACATTACAAGCAATGGAAGATAAAGCTAAGGAAATGGGTCAAAAAACTTCTAAGAGTGCGAGTGAGTCAGCACAAGCTTTAAAATACATGAGTTTAGCAGGTTGGGATGCAGAAACTTCAATGAGTGCATTAGAGCCAGTTTTAAGATTATCGGAAGCTGGTGGCTTAGACCTTGCAAGAGCATCGGATTTAGTAACAGATTCTATGTCAGCCTTGGGATTAAATTCTAATGAATTACAGGGATATTTAGATAAGGTTGCAAAATCTCAAGCGAGTGCCAATACAAGTGCAGATCAAATGTTAGAAGCATATATAGTTGCTGGTGGTACATTTAAAAATCTTAATGTTCCACTTGAAGAATCAAGTGCATTACTAGGAACACTTGCTAACAGAGGTAAGAAGGGTTCTGAGGCTGGAAATGCACTAAATAGTATTATGGTAAATTTAACAACAGGTGCAGGTCAAGCTGGAAAAGCTATGAATGAATTAGGTGTTAACGCATTTGATAAAACAACTGGTAAATTTAAAGGGATGGCTAATGTTTTAAAAGAAGTTAGAGACAAAACAAAAGATATGACGGAAGAACAAAAAAACCAATATCTTGCGATGATAGGCGGGAAAACACAACTTGATACATTACAAGCATTACTAGATGGCGTTGGTAATGAATATGAGGACTTAAAAGGAAAGATAAAGAACTCAGATGGTGCATTAAATGATATGGCTAAAACTATGCAAGATAATTTAAATGGACAATTGACTATTATTAAGTCGAGTTTAGAAGCTGTTGGACTTAAAATAGCTAATACATTAACTCCATATGTAAAACAATTAGCTACATTTATGCAGGGATTATTAGACAAGTTCAATAATTTGAATCCTGTAACACAAGATATGATAGTTAAGATTGGATTAGTAGTTGGAGCAATAGCACCATTACTGCTTACTGTAGGCACATTAGTAACTATTGTAGGTAGTGCAATGACAGGACTTTCAACATTAGGTGGAGTATTGGCTGGAATATCATTACCAATAGTAGGATTAGTAGTTGGTGTTGGAGCGTTAATAGCAACTATGGTACATTTATATAAGACTAATGATGTTGTGAGAGATAAGCTAAATAAATTAGGTGAGTTCTTGAAGGGCACTTTCATTCAAGCATTTAACCAAGTAAAGAATAAGGTAACAGAATTTTTTACGATATTTGGTCAAAAGGTGAAATCATTCATGGAAAACAACAAGCCATTTTTTGATAATTTAATTGTTATATTAGTTAAAATAGGCGATACCTTAGCTAGTGTGGTGCAGAATATAGTTGTTCCAATGCTAAAAACTATGGGTAAGCTCTTTGCAAGTACATTAAAACGAGTATGGGATGTTGTAAGTACAACTATGCAAAATGTATTTAATGTATTTAAAGGTGTAATAGGGCTAATATCTTCTCTAATACAAGGAGATTGGACACAGGTATGGGAATATGCTAAGAAAATTGTAGTAGATATATTTAAAGGACTAATAGATACAGCATTCACATGGGGAAAGAATCTAGTAGGTATGTTGGCTGACGGAGTAAAAGCAAGTTATGGTATTATAAAAGATGCCGTAGCTGGGGTAGGAAAAACAATATCAGATTTTCTAGGATTTCATAGCCCAACTAAAAAAGGACCTTGTAGCGATTCTCACTTGTGGGCTGGAAACTTTATGACAATGTTTGCTGATGGAATAAACTCAAATAGATCACTTGTTATGAGTGCTACACAATCTGTTGCTAATAGTGTTAAGAGTACATTTGATAGTGCTATGTCTTATGCTCAAAATATGGCAAGTAAAATATCTAGTTTAAGAAGTAGTATAAGTAGTTCATCAAGTGGTGGTGGTTCGTCGTCAAGAAGTAGTAGACGTTCAAGCACACAAGAATGGGCAAAAAATAATCGCAGTGAAATAGAACGTATCAAACGTGAACTAGGTGTAGATCATATAGACATTCAAGAAGCTAGAGACAGAAGTGAATCAAGCTCAAGAAGTAGAAGTTCATCGCATCATAGTTCACATAGAAGCATAGGAAGTAGAGTTAGTAGTTCTGTTAAGAAAGCAGTATCTAGTATAAGAAAGAAATTCCATTTTCATACAGGTGGTTTTGTTTCGCCTAAAACACAGGAAATGAATGCAACCTTGAAAATGGGTGAATTTGTGTTATCTAGGGGACATATAGATTTTATTAAAAAGCATAGCGGTAACGGTGGTGGTAATTTTGACTATGAAAGATTAGCAAAATTAATAAAAAGTGTTAATGGTAAAAATATAACACAGCATGTTACTATTAACAGCCCAACAGTTCTAAGTCCAGCAGAAATAGCAAGAAAAAATAAAATTGCACTACAGCAATTAGCATTACAATTATAATAATGGGAGTGGTATTAGAGATGGCTAGAAAATTAATATATAGGAACAATCTAGGGGCAGAGTTAGAATTAACTAATACTGCTCCGTTTTTATTACAGAAATTTGATCCAAGTGAAAATGTAAATATATATACCAATAAAGGTATGAATCAAGACGGAAAGAGCTACTTAGGCAATACACTTGATATACAGAATATAACTTTGCAAATAGCAATTTTAGCCAATACACAAGAAGAATTAATAAAATTAAGAAATAGAATACAGAAGATATTTAACCCAAAGTTTGAAGAAGGGTGGTTAATATATAAAGATGATATTAAAGAAAGAAAAGTAAAATGCATAGTGAGTCAACTACCTCATTTTGCTAAACAAAATATAAAAATGGAGCAATGCTTAATACACTTAACTTGTAGTAATCCATTTTGGCTTGATATATATGAAGTTAAAGAAGAAATAGCATTATGGAAAGGTGATTTTGAGTTTGGGCTAGAATTTGGCGATGAAGGTATAGAATTTGGACATAGAGAAGAAAATCTAATAGTTAATGTAAATAATGCGGGCGATGTTGAATGTGGCATGAGAATAGAGTTTAAGGCACTTGGAACACTTAAAGATCCATCACTTTTTAATGTAAATACTAGAGAATATATTAAAATTAATAAAACGATGAGTGCAGGAGAAGTTATATCTATAAATACTGGTTTTAGAAATAAAAAGGCTGAATTATATAAAAATGGAATTACTACTAATGCATTTAATTATATAGATTTATTAAACTCTACATTCTTACAACTAAATGTAGGGGATAACTTATTTAGATATGATGCAGATAGCAATATAGATAATTTAGAAGTATCTATATACTATACGCCAATGTATTTGGGGGTGTAAGGAATGGAATTGTATATATGTAATAGAGATTTAGAATTTGTTGGGTTGTTAGAGGGTTATTCTAGTCTTAGATGGACTAGAAAATATAATAAAACAGGTGAGTTTGAGTTACATATTGCATTAACTACCGAAGCTTTGAATCTATTAAAAAGAGAACATATTATCTATAAAAAAGATGATACAGAAGCAGGTTTTATTGAGTATAGAAATATTAAGACCGATACAGAAGGAAAAGAAATGTTAGTTGTTAGTGGTAAATTCTTAACTGGATATTTAAATAGAAGAATTATTTGGGGACAAGAAGTATTACAAGATATGACTGCTGAAAATGCTATGAGAACGTTAATAGATAAAAATTGTATAAATCCTACTGATGAAGATAGAGTAATAAACAATCTGATCTTAGGAGATTTAAAGAATTATACTCAGACTCTAAATTATCAAACAAGTTATACAAATTTATTAGATGAAATAGAAAATATATTAAACACAAGTAATTTAGGATATATGATTAATCTTGATATATCTAATAAAAAACTAATATTAGATATATATGAAGGGTTAGATAGGACAGCGAATCAATCGACTAATCCTATGTGTATTTTCAGCCAAGAATTTGAAAATATATTAGAACAGGAATATACAGACAGCTTAAATAATTATAGAAATGTAACTCTAGTTTCAGGTGCTGGTGAAGGAAGTGATAGAAAATTTACTACTGTAGGTAGTGCAAGTGGATTAGATAGGTTTGAATTGTTTACAGATGCTAGAGATTTATCTAATAAAAAAACTGTAGATAATAAAGAGGTAGATATAAGTGATGATGAATATTTAGAAATGCTAAAAAATAGAGGTAAGTCCAAATTGTCTGAGACTAAAGAAATACAGACTTTTGATAGTAAAATTAATTTAAATAGTAATTTAAAATATAAAGTGGACTTTGATCTAGGAGATATAGTAACTTGTATATCTAAAAAATGGGGAGTTACTATATCTCCTAGAATAACAGAAATTGAAGAAATCTATGAGGAAAAAGGGTTATCTATTAATGTAACCTTTGGAAATAATATGCCAACCTTGATAGATAAGATTAGGCAAAAAATAAATTAGAAAGGATGAGGCTACATGGAAAAGAGTAGTTTTTTTAATAGTGTATGTGGAGATAGAAAATATAAAGCACAAGACTTCGCTCAATACTTCAGTTCCTTTGTGGGAAATGGAGTATTTCCTAACCCATCTACCAATTTACAAGTAGTAAGTAATGATGATATGACCGTTACTCTAAAGTCAGGAAAGGCTTGGATTAACGGTTATTTTTATACAAATACAGATAATCTAATACTTACTATAGAAAATGCAGATGGTGCAAGTAATAGAGTAGATAGAGTAGTATTAAGATTAGATTTTCTTAACAGAGAAGTTAAAGTGGCAGTAAAAAAAGGGACATTTGGAAGTGCAAAAGCACCAACATTGCAAAGGGATGCAGATATATATGAATTAGGGTTAGCAACTATACAAGTTAATAGAGGTGCTATTAAAATAACGCAAGGAGATACAACAGATACAAGGTTAGACACGAATGTATGTGGAGTTGTACAGGGCTTGATTAATCAAGTAGACACAACAACTATATTTAATCAATATAAACAGTGGTTTGAGGATAAACAAGAAGAGTACAAGGATGACATAGCATCATGGAAGATTGAAAAAGATGCTTTTGTTGCTAAAGAACAAGCCGAAGTTGATAAAGTTGAGGCTGATTTTAAAGCACAATTTGAAGCATGGTTTATGAACATTAAAAATGAATTGAGTGAAAATCAAGCAGGTAATCTTCAAAATCAAATCAATGATAATAAGATAGAACAAGAGAATAAAATTGACATTTTAAAGCAAGATATAGGAGATAAATCTCAACTTCCAACAATAGATAAATCTAATTTAGTAAATGCAATGAAAGAGGTTTTTCAAAATGTCAGTAATGGTAAAGAAAAAATCGCTATGGCTATTACTGACAAAAATATAAAAACAGACAGTAGTGATACTTTTGATATTATGGCTGAAAATATAAAACATATCAGAAATATTAAATTCAATGAAAGATATTCAACATATGAAATGATTATGATGTATGGTTTTAACCCTGGAATAATGATAAACGGAGGTGGCATTTAATGGGAATGCAAATGTATGTTAAAAGTGGGACTTTTAATCCTAATGATTACGATTTGAAAGTTGGTGATGTTCTTAATATTATATGTGTAGGTGGAGGACAAGGAGGTGCAACGTCTGCATATCGTGGTGGTAATGGTGCTAGTTCTTCTTTTGGTTCTTTTGTAACTGCTTACGGTGCT